TTGACAGATGCTGACCCTCAGGCAATTGAAGATGCCATTAATGACCTCGAAGACATGATGGCAGCATGGCAGGCTAAAGGTATCGAGCTTGGATATCAGTTTGCTGATACAGAAAACGGCATCATGCCGTTACCTGACGATGATTCAGGTATCCCTGCGTGGGCAAATGATGGCGTCGCTTTGAAGCTCGCTGTGCAAGTGTGCATGGATAACGTCATTCAGCCGTCAGATGCTCTCCTTACCGCTGCTGACAGCGCATATCAGACAATCTGCATCGCTTTAACCAAAATACCACCACTTGAGCGGCGAAATGACATGCCTCGCGGTAGTGGTAACAAAAGCGCGTTTACGTGGAATCGGTTTTACATCGAGAAAGATGATCCAAGTACGTGAGGTGAATAAATGCCGATTCAGCAACTTCCGCTTATGAAAGGTGTCGGCAAAGACTTTCGAAACGCCGACTATATCGACTATCTGCCAGTGAATATGCTGGCAATTTTGATATAATAAGTACATGAAAAATCGAAACTTTAAGGAGTAGATATGCTTTCTGAGAATGCTAAAGATATACCTGGATTTGAAGGTGTTTATGCCGTAACAGAAGATGGCAGGGTATATTCTCACTCACGTGTTGTTAAGGCTGCGCATGGCAGCACGCAACTCAGAAAGGGGCGCTGGTTAAAGCCTAAAATCAATCAGGGAAGGGTGCTTTATAATATCGGAGCAAAATGGACTTTTGCCCATCGAATCGTTGCAATGACATTCCTGCCAAATCCTGAAAACAAGCCTCAGGTAAATCATATTGATGGCAATCCACTCAATAATAACGTCAATAATCTTGAGTGGTGCACTCAAAGCGAAAACATCAAACATGCATACGCCACCGGATTAAAGAAACCAATCAAGTTTTTCGGAACCAAGCACCCAAAACACAAGTTGAGTGATGACGATGTTCTTGCAATCAAGTCATCAAAAGAAAGCTTGTCAGTAATTGCGGCTAAGTACGGGATATCTAAGACCTGGGCAAGTAGGCTAAAGCGTGATGCTAACTGGGTTCATATAAAGGTTGATTCCAATGGCAATACAACAACTACCACTAATGAAGGGATTGGGGAAAAGTGCGGTTAATGCTGATTATATAGACCAACTTCCAGTCAATCTTTTAGCTACGCCCAAGGAGGTGTTGAATTCATCGGGATATCTTCGCTCATTCCCGGGCATTGCCAAACGTTCTGATGTGAACGGCGTATCGCGAGGCGTCGAGTACAACATGGCGCAGAGTGCTGTTTATCGCGTGTGTGGTGGCAAGCTGTACAAAGGAGAAAGTGAAGTTGGTGATGTTGCCGGAAGTGGTCGCGTATCAATGGCACATGGTCGGACATCACAGGCGGTAGGCGTTAATGGTCAACTGGTCGAATACCGCTATGATGGCACGGTTAAAACCGTCTCAAACTGGCCTACGGACAGCGGATTCACGCAGTATGAGTTAGGTTCGGTCCGTGACATTACGCGTTTACGTGGGCGTTATGCGTGGTCAAAAGACGGTACTGATTCATGGTTTATCACTGACCTTGAAGACGAATCGCATCCTGACCGCTACAGCGCACAATATCGGGCAGAATCGCAGCCGGACGGTATCATCGGCATCGGAACATGGCGAGATTTCATCGTCTGCTTTGGTTCATCGACGATTGAATATTTTTCCCTGACTGGTGCAACCACCGTTGGTGCCGCTTTGTATGTCGCACAGCCATCACTAATGGTGCAAAAAGGAATCGCCGGGACTTACTGCAAAACGCCATTCTCTGATTCATATGCGTTCATCAGCAATCCGGCAACAGGTGCGCCGTCTGTGTACATCATCGGCTCCGGTCAGGTGTCACCAATCGCCAGTGCGAGCATTGAGAAAATCCTCCGCTCCTACACTGCTGATGAACTGGCTGATGGCGTGATGGAATCGTTGCGGTTTGATGCTCATGAGTTGCTGATTATCCATCTTCCGCGTCACGTCCTCGTGTACGACGCATCTTCAAGCGCCAATGGTCCGCAATGGTGTGTGCTTAAAACAGGCCTGTATGACGATGTGTACCGCGCTATCGACTTCATTTACGAAGGCAATCAGATAACGTGCGGCGATAAGCTGGAATCGGTGACCGGGAAATTGCAGTTCGATATCAGCAGTCAGTATGGGCTTCAACAGGAACACCTTCTGTTTACTCCGTTGTTCAAAGCGGATAACGCCAGATGCTTCGATCTGGAGGTGGAATCGTCCACTGGCGTAGCTCAGTACGCCGACCGCCTGTTCCTCTCTGCGACCACTGACGGCATAAATTACGGTCGTGAGCAGATGATTGAGCAGAATGAACCGTTCGTTTACGACAAACGCGTTTTGTGGAAGCGAGTCGGGCGCATCAGGAAAAATGTCGGCTTCAAATTGCGCGTTATCACGAAGTCACCTGTCACTCTGTCTGGCTGCCAGATAAGGATTGAGTAATGGCTGATTCGAATCTCAACACCCCTGTTATTGTGCAGGCGACGCGGCTCGATACATCAATCCTTCCACGCAATATATTCAGCCAGTCTTACCTGCTGTATGTCATTAATCAGGGGGCTGATGTCGGCGCAATTGCCGGGAAGGCAAATCAGGCTGGTCAGGGCGCTTACGATGCTCAGGTGAAAAACGATGAACAGGACGTCGAACTGGCTGATCACGACGCAAGAATCACCGCAAACACAAAAGCGATAAATCTACTTGAGGTCAGGTTAACAACTGCCGAAGGGAAGATAGTCGTACTGCGTAGCGATGTTGATTACTTGCTGGATGAGGTTATCGATATTCAGGCGCATCTGGTCACTGTTGACCAAAGACTGGATGACGTAGAAAACGATGTCTCTGGCATTAAGAGTGATTACGTATCGAAAACCGTAACCGAATTGCAGTCTCTTGAGTCACCGCTGGATGTAAAAACATCATATTCAGTTGATGGAATTCAGGTTGTTGGAGCAAGAAATACCGGATGGACTGCAGCCACAGGTACGCCACTTCTTGGCTCATTCAACGCTAACCAGTCATACACTGTCGGCACTACGTACACACAATCCGAAGTCGCAGCTCTCGCTACAGGTTTGCAGCAGGCGCGGCAGCGTATTCTGGCGCTTGAAACGGCACTTAGATTACATGGGCTGATTGACTGATGATTACATTCAAACCAACGCGAAACATCGACCTGATAGAAGCAGTCGGAAATCACCCTGACATTATCGCCGGGAGCAACAACGGCGATGGATACGACTACAAACCTGAATGCCGTTACTTTGAGGTGAGCGTGCACGGGCAGTTCGGCGGCATTGTTTACTATCAGGAGATTCAGCCGCTGACATTCGATTGCCACGCCATGTACCTGCCAGAGGTTCGTGGATTCAGCAAGGAAATCGGTCTGGCGTTCTGGCGATACATTCTGACTAACACCACCGTTCAGTGCGTCACATCGTTCGCTGCACGCAAATTCCGCCACGGGCAGATGTACTGCGCAATGATTGGCCTTAAGCGTGTAGGAACCATCAAGAAATACTTCAAAGGCGTGGATGACGTGACTTTTTACAGTGCTACACGCGAAGAACTAATCGAATTCCTGAATCACGGGAGATAGCCATGTTATATGCATTTAAGCTGGGCAGAAAACTGCGCGGCGAGGAACCTTATTGCCATGAAAAAGGCGGGAAAGGTGGCAGCTCTGATAAAAGCGCAAAGTATGCAGCAGAAGCTCAGAAGTATGCCGCAGACCTGCAAAATCAGCAGTTCAACACCATCATGAACAACCTGAAACCGTTTACTCCTCTGGCTGAGAAGTATGTCGGCAGCCTCGAGAACTTATCGTCTCTGGAGGGGCAAGGTCAGGCGCTTAACCAGTATTACAACTCTCAGCAGTATAAAGACCTTGCAGGTCAGGCTCGCTATCAGAGTCTGGCTGCAGCGGAAGCAACAGGTGGATTGGGTTCCACCGCAACCAGTAATCAGTTAGCAACAATCGCACCAACGCTTGGTCAGCAATGGCTATCTGGTCAGATGAACAACTACCAGAATCTGGCAAATGTTGGTCTTGGCGCACTGCAAGGTCAGGCAAACGCCGGGCAGACATATGCCAACAACATGAGTCAGATTTCTCAGCAAAGTGCGGCTCTTGCAGCGGCAAATGCCAACAGACCATCAGCAATGCAATCTGCTATTGGCGGAGGTGCGTCTGGTGCTATTGCTGGGGCTGGACTTGCGAAATTAATTGGTTCATCCACTCCGTGGGGGGCTGCGATCGGCGGCGGTCTTGGTCTGCTTGGCTCGTTGTTTTAAGGGGTAATCATGGCTACGTGGCAACATGGTATTAATTCTGGTGGTTTTCTGGCTGGCATCGGTACGCAAAATGAGAATGCGCCAAAGGCAAGCGACATTAACGCAACGCTTGGTCTGATCCGCGAAAACAATGAGTTGGCTCGCTCAGGTGCAAATAACGTTGGTCTGACCGCGTTACGTGGTCTGGCTGGAGTTGCTGATATTTACAATCAGGAACAGCAACAGAAAGCGATTAGTGCGTTCAATAAGGTTCACGCTGATGCATGGGCTTCTGGTGATCCATCGGGACTATTTAAGTTTGCCCAGGAAAATCCAGCGTTTGTTGCACAGGCACAACAGGCGTTTTCTGGTCTTAATGATCAGCAACGCAACGATATGGGCGATTTAGCCATGAGGGCTAACGTCGCTCTTTCTCAGGGACCGGAAGCCTACAGTAAATTCATTACTGACAACAAGGACAGGTTAAATCGCGTTGGTGCTAATGCTGACTGGATGATTCAGACAGGTATCCAGAATCCAGAGCAGCTATCACACATGCTGACTACTATGTCTCTCGGTGCGCTTGGACCAGAAAAGGCGTTTGCTGTTCAGGATAAGATGGCTGGTCGTGAAATTGACCGAGGCAGGCTGGCAGAGACAATCCGCAGCAATCAGGCTGGTGAAGCACTTCAGGCGAGAGGGCAAAACCTTTCCTATCAGTCAGCAATGACTGGGCACAATATCGCAGCACAACGCTTGGCTCTGGATCAGCAAGAGTTCGGGTTTAAGATGCAGCAAGCGCAGGAAAAGGCTCAGCAGTTGATTAGTGAAGCACCTAAGCTGTCAGTAAACATGGAAAAAGGCATCGAGACGGCTGTAAACAATGCCACAGCATCATCAAACTCAGCCAATTCTATGAGTGCGCTTGCTCAACAGTTCAGAGCAGAAAAACCAACGACAGGTTTGTTCGGTAACGCACAGAACATGTTCGCAAAACTTACCGGAAGCGATACGACATTGCGTGATTTGCGCATCCGCCAAAATGCCCTTGTTAACAGTCAGGTTCTTAAATTCCTACCTCCCGGCCCAGCAACGGATAAAGACGTTGAGATCGTTCGGCAGGGTGCGCCAACTGACATGGATAACCCTGAGACGGTCGCAAGATGGCTTGATGCAATGGCAAACCTTGAGCGACGAAACGCGCAGTTTAATGAGTTTAAAGCTGAGTGGATGAGCGCGAATGGCAATCCTGGACAATCGCGTAATGGCGGTCAGATATTGGGGTTGGATGTTAAAAAAGGTGAATCATTGGGGAGTGCCGTTAAGCGGTATATGTCATTGAATACTGACGCAGCGCCAGCACAAGATTCGACACCTTCAGGAGAACCACGGAATCAGGTTGGATCATATACCTCAAAATCAGTCATTCAATTTACGGTGGAATGATGAAAGTAACTGCAAACGGTAAGACATTTACCTTCCCTGATGGTACGAGCACGGAAGATATTGGAGCCGCCATTGATGATTATTTTGCTGGTCAGGTTGTTCAGCAACAAACAGTTAATCAGGCCAATAATGCACCAGTACGTGAAGAACCATCATTGATGCAACAAGCTGGCGATTGGCTCACTGGTGGTCAAAGTGCAGGGCAAATTGCAGAACAGGCTGGTCGTGGTCTGGTAAACATACCATTTGACGTATTGCAGGGTGGCGCAAGTCTGATTAATGCAATCAGTCAGGGGCTTGGTGGGCCAAAAGTTTTGGATGATGTTTATCGTCCAGTAGACAAACCGACAGACCCATACGCACAAGCCGGTGAAACAATTGGTGGGTATTTAGTTCCAGGAGTTGGAACGGCAGGAAGCATGGCTATTGGATCGCTGGCAGAGGCCGCAAATCAGAAAGGCGATTTCGCACAAAATGCAGCTAAAAATGCCGGAGTTAACCTTGCCGCTCAGGGTGTTCTTTCCGCAGCAGCAAAGGGAATAGGGCGTGGAATAACGGCTATAAAAGGTGATATTGCGCCAGAAGTGGCGAAGAAAATTGCCACATCAGAATCGATGGGCGTGACACCAATGACATCTGATGTTATCCCGCCGAAAAATGCTTTCACTCGCGGCCTTACTCAGGATGCCGAGGGGGCTTTGCTCGGGACGGGCTCAAAGCGAGCAGAGCAATATGCAACGCGGAGTAAGCTGGTAAGCAATTATTTTGACCGTTTTGGTGAGTACAACCCTGATGATGTGGTGAAATCTCTGACCACCACGTTAAGGGGGCGGAAGGATGCCGCTGGCGCTGTTATCAATGACGTCACCAATAAAATGGGTAATGCCGCAGTTGATACCACAAATACCATGAATGCTCTGAATACAGCGATCGCAAGACAGGAACGGCTTGGGACGTCTGCCAATCAAAGCCTGCTTACATCCTTGCGTAACCTACGTGAAGAATTAGCAAACCCTGCAACTGATTTGGATGTTACGTTTGATCTCTTGCGTCAGCACAGAACAGCATTTAGATCTAATGTTCAGGGAGATGCTATGGTCTTCCCCAACCAGGCAAAAGCAGCTACCAATATGGTAGAGAATGCAATGTCAAAAGACCTTCGTAACGCAGTTGCTAAAAACCTCGGTGCATCAGACGCAGCAAAATACCTTAAAGCAAATTCCGATTATGCAAACGTTTATAATAAGGTGCTTAATAAAAACATTGCCAACAAGCTCAACAAGGCAAGCAGTGAAGCCAGTCCTGAACTTATAAATACCGTTGTATTAAGCAGAAAACCATCTGACGTGAAACGAATCTGGAGCGCACTGGATGATAAGGGGAAAGATGCTATGCGTGCAGCTTACGTCAGCAAAATAGCGGAAAAGGCCGGGGACTCTCCAGCCAAGTTCATCACTGAAGTTAATAAGCTGAAATCTCAGTCAGGCGGTGAAATTTACAACACTATTTTTTCTGGAAAGCACATGAAAGAGCTTGATGCTCTTCATGAAGTTCTACAGCAAACAGCAAGGTCAGACACCGCAAATGTAGTAACTCAGACGGGGCAATCGCAAGCCAACAGGATAAGGACGATTGGCGCAACTGCGACCCTTGGCGTATCAATGGGGCTTGAGGCTGGTTTTGGTGCAATGATGCGCTTGTATGAGTCCAAAGCAGCAAGGAATATGCTTCTTCGTTTGGCAAACACCAAAGCAGGAACACCAGCCTATGAAAGAGCGATAAATAACGCTGCGAATGCCATCAGACCGCTGTTTGCTACTGAGGCAACACAGCAGTAACGTATGGGAAATTGGATTCAATCGCTAACATTTTCTTTTTACTTTTCCAACAAAAGCTTTGGTTGAATCCATATTTCCATAACCGGAAATGGTTTTTGACATTAAAACTGTTCCAGTAGGATGTATTACCCATGAGTCGATAACGCGTTGAGTTTCGCCATTCGCGCCGATTCCTATGATGGAGTTTTTAGACAATGCTTTGTAAGCCATGCCGCCCGCATCTGTCCCAGAATATGTGATGCTGGCATCTTCACCGTTTGTCTTAATGATGAATGTTCCACTAAAACCATCTTCTTCCGGATGGAAATTATTTCGTTCTGAATAGCTTATTCCGCGCATATCTCCAACGACCCAGCACTCTGCTGTAGCCCCAAAAGATATGAATAAGAACATAGCAGTAAGAAATTGCTTCACGCCAACCTCCTTAGTTTTGAGCAGGATACCATGAAAAAAGTAAACATCTTTTGCCTACTTCACATTTGAATGGTTTGTCATTAGGATGTTTCCGGTTTTTTAAATATGGAAATTGATATGAAGAGGATTATTGGCGTCGTTGCTGGCGCTATATTGTTATCTGGGTGCGCAACTATTGTTGGTGACGAAACGCAGCTTGTGCAAGTGAACAGCAATCCTTCCGGTGCGAGCTTTAAGGTAAAAGACGAATCAGGCGTGATTGTTGCGCAAGGTAAGACCCCGCAAGGAGTAACTCTTGCCAAGTCAGATGGTAGTTATTTTGGCAAAAAGAGCTACCAGATCACTATGGAGAAGGATGGGTACGAACCAGTTACCCTACCAATCAAAGCCAATGCTAATGGTTGGTATATTGGTGGAAATCTTGTGTTTGGTGGGTTAATTGGTTGGCTTGCTGTAGATCCATTTAATGGTGGGATGTATACCTTGAAGCCTAAAGAGGCAAATGCATCCCTTATACCGTCAACAAAGCAAGACTAATAAATGGAACCCACCATCAGGTGGGTTTTTTGTACAAATCCTTCAGCGTATCAAACACCATCTTCTTAACAAGTTCGGACTGCTCATCAGCGATGCGTTCCGCATCGTCTCGATAGCCTGAAATTTTGGATTGCCTTGATACAGCATCAGTCACTATCTGAACTAATTCTGAATTAATAGAGCGGCCATTGGATTTGGCTCGCTGTTTTAGTTTTTCCTTTAATTTGTAAGGTAGCCGCAGATTAAATTGCGGGTCATCTCTTCCCATTCTTGATGCCTCGCTTTTGTGAGTGGATCGGCATCTTATTATTTGCTGGTTGCATCCTCAATAAGACCACTGTGGTCTCTTTATTTGATTAATAATGCATCACTGCGGCCACGCTGCAGCGATTCCTTGTATCTGGAGCAAATTAAATGACAGATATTATAAATAGGAATTGTTATTTAATAATATTTGAAAATGAAAATCATGGACGATAGGAATAAAAGTAGTACTTGTTATTTTTAAGTGACGCATTAAACGCATAAAGCATATGTCTGTTGATCAAGATTCTTGCTTGTTGTAAAATAATTGTTTTGTTCATGTTGTATAGTTTTAAAGTGAATAGAAGATTATTTTTCAAAACAATTGCATCTTTGTCTGCAGTCATTCCGTTTTCTTCAATATCTAAATTTTCAAACAGGATGACTAATATGCCTGATATAACTCCAAATGTTGTAATTGGGATGCCTTCTCAACTCTTCACTATGGCTCGTTCTTTTAAAGCCGTAGCTAATGGCAAAATTTATATCGGTAAAATTGACACTGACCCGGTAAATCCTGAAAACCAGATTCAGGTTTATGTGGAGAACGAAGACGGCTCTCACGTTCCTGTATCGCAACCAATCATCATTAACGCTGCTGGTTACCCGGTATATAACGGACAGATTGCCAAGTTCGTAACTGTGCAAGGCCATTCTATGGCTGTATATGATGCGTATGGTGCGCAGCAGTTCTATTTTCCTAATGTGCTGAAGTATGACCCAGAACAATTTAAAGATACACTTCATTCTGCGAGCGGAGCGGATAATGTTGGATATAGGGGTTATACTGTTAGTGAGTATCTTTCACACACCGCATTGAGTTTTGGTAACTTAAACGATTGTCTGTCTCATGACAAATACAAGATAGGAGATAAAGTATTTGTACATGGATATAATTATCCATCAGATGGAGGAATGGCTTCATTTGAGGTTGTGTCATCAGATGAACCAGTTGGAATAAAAACTTACGATGGTAAGTTTAAGCTAAAGCGAACATCTGGGCATAATTATCTTGAGTTAATAATAAAAAATGGTGCGACGCCAAAGATAATTGCCCATAGAGGATGGGCAGGAATAACGCCAAATGAATATCAGGGAGCATTGACTGCGCCTGTTTATTTCGTTCCAGAAAATACAAGGGCATCAATTAGATTTTGTGCTGAAAGAGGAGCTTTTGGTGTTGAAGGGGATACCAAAATAACATTAGACGGAGTTCCTGTCATATTCCATGATGAGACAGTTGATAGAACTACAAATGGTACTGGTGCCGTATCAACATTTACTTTTTTAGAGCTAAAGGCCCTCGATGCTGGATCGTATGTTTCTGGTATTTATGCAGATGAGAAAATACTCAATTATGATGAATGGATTAGAGAATGCAAGCGTCGCGGAGTAATGCCATTTGTTGAGTGGTCTGCGCCAATGAGTGTCACTCAAGCTGATAATTTTCTTGAAACTATAAATAAATATTATGGCACAAAGCCGACGAATGTCTTTGTTTATTCAACATATCCTGCCGTTCTTGAACTGTTGCGTTCAAAAAATGCTTATATTGGACTTGGTGTTATACCATCTTACGGTGTCGCACCAACTACAGAACAATTGGAGCTGGCGTATAAGCTTGGCAACTGTGGTATATCTCTATCAGGTGGAATAATTACGAATGCCGCTGTTGTAAATTCAGTTAAGAAATATGGTTTGTTGTTGATTTATGCAATTGCTAACACCCCGGCAAGAATTGATAATTGCATATCTGCAGGCGTTGATATAATGATTACTGATTGCTATAGAGGGTAAAATGAATATAAAAACATATAGACAAATTCATGGTGGTATGAGGTCGTTTGTTACCACAAGTTTATTCCCTGTTGGGGCGAATAAATTTGACAAATCCGATGCAAGGAAGTCTGTTCTCAGTAAGACATCATCAGATAGTGCGGCGCTGGAAGTGATGGATTTAGGATGGCTGGCTGCTGGTACATGTATTTCATTTTGCTGTGATATAAAAATAAATACTCAAATGTCTGGTGCACCGTCAATAAGCATCGAGTCGCGTAATGGCGCAAGGCTAAGTGATGGAAGGAAAATAGTAAACATAGGCACGACTAACTCTAAAGAATGGGAGACAGTGCGTTGTGATTGGATTGTGTCTGAGTTTGATAACTGGATAACTCTGTCATATGGGGCTTCTACACCTGTATTGGGACAGTTTGAGTTCAGAAATCCAAGAATTTCTATCACGAATGATCAGGCTAGATTGCCTATAAATTTCTCTCTACTCAGATCAGGTAATGTTTGGCGTGTTGATACTGGCACATTTATTTACAATGGAGCTGTATTAGTATCAGCAAACGGTGACTCAATAGAGGTTAGTTGGCCATATGTGAACAATATTAGATCACCAATAGTTCACACAACTATAGATACTGGTTTTAGTCTGTTATCTGCTGGATGTATATCATGCGGTCCACATTCAGTAAGTAATTCAGGATGCAAAATTCGATTAATTAAACCTGATGGCTCATTTGTAACAGATGTTACAAATGGAACGACACTGAGAATTCATGTAAGCGTTAATTATTAA